CAGGCAAATGGCAAATAGTGGACCTAAAGAACACAGTAAACATACAAAGATTTTATAACTTCTTCGATGCTACGAATAGTTGTGGTTACGACTACATGAGCGTAGTGTTCAAGGCAATGGGTAACGAAGTGGACATGGACAAGAAACGATGGTACTGCTCGGAGTGGGTGGCGGCAGCGTTAAACATACTATACGGAACGAATATGATAACAAGGGTATTTCCTACACAATTACTACTACAGGTGGAACGGTGGAAACTAACACAATTATAATTAGCTTAGTTGGCTCAATATTAACGGTAATGTTAGCAATAATCGGCTGGCTGATTAACAACAAATTTACTAAGTGGGACGAAACTTTACAGATGTTGGACGGCAAAATAGATTATCAGATTACAAAGCAAAACGAATATGACTACAGAATCAACAAATTAGAATTGAGGGTGGACAAACATAGTATGACAATAGACGATATTAATTCCAAACTTCTACAAATAGAAGTAAAACATAAATTACATTATGGAGAATAACATGGCAAATATTACAGACGGAGTGCAACACGAGCAATCTTTCGAGATAGGCAAAGACGAAGTGTGGGCATCCAAATTAAGTAGAACGTACCAATATAATGAGGATTACGTTCAAAGTGTATTAAAGCAGAGCCAAACAGAATTGGCAAATATTAACGCACAGCACCAGAAGGAATTGGCATCATTGAATGCTTTAACTTTACAGAATGCTCAAAATTCTATTGAGACTGCAAACTTAGCAGCTAAGAAAATGTTAGAATTGGCATCCAACAGTTCTGTGGACAGCCAAACGGCTAAACATATTGCAACTATGAATAACTTGAAGAACGTAAACATAGACAATTTACAAGCAACCGCTCATAGAGACATTGCTGTAGATAGAACGTGGAACGTGGACGAACAAGCAAACGTAGTTAAACAGATATTCGACAATGACGACTTCATTAGTGAATTAAAGACATTAGTAGCTAAAGTGGTAGCGAAGGCGGTATAATGAAAACAAGTGTACAAGGCATCGAATTAATTAAGCACTTTGAGGGCTTTAGAGAAAAGGCATACCAAGACGCTGTGGGTGTTTGGACTATTGGATTCGGACATACAGGCAACGTCCATCCAACAGACCGAGTTACTCCAGAAGAAGGCGAGCAGTTATTAGCTAAAGACCTCCAAAGGTTTGAGAATTTTGTGGACGACAACTTTCAAGGGTTGAAACAAAATGAGTTCGATGCTCTTGTAGCACTGGTGTATAATGTGGGCAGTATTAGTAGAGCGAGTGGACTTTATAAGGCACTTAGAGAAAAGGACTACCCAGAAATAGTGCAACGATGGAATATGTACACTAAGGCGGGTGGTCGTGAATTGTTGGGCTTAGTGCGGAGACGTTTAAGTGAAACCTCAATGTTTACTAACTACAATGAATTAAGGTGGAAGCCAGCAAGTAAGTTAAACTTAATGGAATGTAAAAAAGCGGTACAGGACATAAGACAATGGCTAAGCTAAAGATGAGCGACATAGCAAGGGGCAAGCCACCAGACGTCAGCAATTTGGCACGTCAGGTGGGGGATGAGTTCTACAAACGTATGAAGTCGAGTGTAGAAGACCAACTTATTATGCACGAGTTTGACCCAGTTAAGAACTTAGTAGAAATCCATAACGACAATATGACACCGGTTGGCTTAAAGATGAAAATTAACACAGAGTTATTGAGTTTCACTAAGCCAAAGATGGCAAGTGTAACGATAAATGCACAGCAAACATTAGATTTGAAAGACTTAATAGGCAAGTTAGATGAATTACACCAGTAATCAAGAAAAAGCGGTGAAAGCGGGACTACTCCTCACTCCCCTGACTGTTATGCAAAGAGATTATTTGCACGACACAGCACACCGTTTCTTCGTGGTTACTGCGGGACGTAGAAGCCGAAAGACTTTAATAGGTCAGTACAAATTGTTTAGGGAAGCATTACAGCATAAGGGCAGACGTTACTTTGCGGGAGCACCTACACAGACACAAGCGGAGAAAATATTCTGGAATAGTTTACAAGAGAAAGCTAAGTTTCTTGGCATACTACAAGCGAAAAGCGACTCGGAACATTGGATTAAATTAGTTAATGGAAGCGAAATACACGTAGTAGGATTAGACAAGCCAGAACGAATAGAAGGAACGCCTTGGCACGGTTGCCATATAACTGAAATGCCAAACGTCAAGGCAAGGGCTTGGCAAGAAAACATCCGTCCTGTACTTTCGGACACTGGTGGTTTCGCTATACTGGATGGCACTCCAGACTTTCGCTTCCCTCATTATGTAGAGTTAGCGGAATATGCTGCGGGTGGTCAAATAGGTGAAGCACGTCAGGGCATAGGGTTGAAACAAGAGAATCCTTTGGACAACGAATGGGTACTTTATACTTGGCACTCTGCGGACGTGTTACCTATAGAAGAAATTGAGGCAGCGAAAAGGCAATTAGACGAAAGAGTATTTAGGCAAGAGTATGAAGGAGCTTTTGTAACGGCTGGTTTTTCTGCTTATTACAACATGAGCCACGACAATTATTGTCAGGAAGAATTTAGTCCATCATTTGATACTGTTTTATGCTTTGACTTTAACGTGAATCCGATGACTTGCGTTGTAAATCAAATGATTGGACAAGACCAATGGGCATTTGTGCATGAATTTTACCATCATAATTCATCCACAGAAAAGACCTGCCAAGCAATAGATATTTGGCTAAACGAAAAAAACTTCGGTGGCACACTAAAAGTTACTGGAGACGCCACAGGGAATAATCGTAAGACGTCTGGGGCTATTACTGACTGGCAAATAATAGAGCAATGGTTTAAAAATTATCGTGGTTACGAAAAGCGTATCCGTAGGACTAAGTCAGTTCGGGACAGAGTAAATACTCAAAATGCTTGTTTCAAGACCACAGACGGTACAATTAAGCAGTATATTAATGTGAAAGCGTGTTCTAACCTACACAAAGACTACATTAAGAGAATGTGGAAAGACAACGGCGTAGAGTTAGACGATGCGGGTGGAACTGTAGGACACTTAAGTGATGCAGGCAGTTATTTTGCAATGAATTGGTACCCATTGGGTGAAAAGGTAAGTACATTATGGTTGTAAGTAATATATTATATAGCACACGGAGTAGCACTCCCTTTTATGCGGATGCCTTTTATGGTAAGATGTTTGGCATTTGGGGAAATACTAAGTTTAGAAATGAGATAACTAATTTGAGTTTTTACAAGGCACTAAGCTGTTTCTTGGTAGATAACGAAATCGCCGAGGAAGAACGTAGAGAGCTATTATATTCATATTTGAAGCCGCAGTTTAGCACCGACAAAGACACGGACTCACTCAATACACTTTTTCCATCCTTACCCTCCGACAATGGCTACGTCAAACGTGTTCTTAGGAATATCTGTGGTTTGTTTAGAATACCAGCAACTATTACTATAGATAATGACGAAGAAATTATAAACGACTTATTAGAGCAAAGTAATTTCTCCTTCACTATGAAAAAGATACACGAGAGTGTTAAGCTAACAAATGAAATAGCAGTGCGACCTTACTTTGTGGACGGACGTTTGAAATTGCAGTTTGCTACACCTGATAAATATCGTTATTCTACAGATGAATACAATAGAGTAACAGACTTTTGGCTTCACTATCAATTTGTTAATGAGCAAAATAGAGACTGGACAAACGAAGACCGCTTCCACGTATGGACGGCGGACACATACCGTAAAGTAAATAGCGAGGGCAGAGACATAGAACCAGCACAGCCGAACCCTTACGGCAGTATTCCTTATTTGATAATTAGTTTAGATGAGAGCGGAATAGACCGCCGTGAAATGTGGGGTGGTGCTCTGTGGGAATTGGTTAAGGCACAAATTTACGCTAACAAATTAGACTTCTTGAGCGACCAGAACCTAACATACAACGGTTTCGCTATGTGGGTATTATTGAACTTTGGCTTAACAGAGCAGAACCTTAAACTTGGTGCGGGACGTGTGCTTATTAAAGACGGCGTCTATGCTTCGGACGACTACCCAATACCACCATCGGCGGAGACGGTTTCACCTGACGCACAATACCAAGAAATTGAGGACATAAAACTCCGTAAGATTAAGCAAGCATTGAAAAATATGGAAATGCCCGCCTCTGCTATTGAGGACAACCCTGGAATGGCTCAGAGTGGGACGGCAATACGTTTAGAACGTACTGGCTTAGAAGAAATACGAATAGCGGACGCCTCTGTTATGCGTATGTATGTAAAAGACTTAATACAACTAATTATTAAAGTAGCTAATTTAGACCCTGCCTCACCATACTTTCGACAATTAGGTGAGCCAGATGGTTACGAGATAGAAGTAGATTTTAATGAAATGGAGCTACCGGATGAGCCGAAAGCATCCTATGAATTGAACACTACAATGTTTAAAGCGGGATTAATTACTCCATTGAATTACGTTAAGAAGTTCGTGAAAGTAGATACAATTAGAACGGATGACGAAGCGGTGGAATATATAAAGACTAACAAAGAAATGTTAAAATTATTGGAGATGTCAGATGACACCACAGAAGACAACGGCGGACTTGATGAACGAGTCGCTGCGGATGGCACAGCAGGTGCAGAGAGAGCGGGAACTGAATCAGATAATAACGAACCTGACCCAGAGGATAACTGATTTAGAATCCAAAGTAAGAAATTTAGAAACAAGAAAACCAAAATAAGGAGGTATTATGGGTCGCAAAGTAAAGTTTAAATCCGATAAGCACAGACGTGCTGTGTTTGCAGCTATTGCGGCGAGTAAAGCAGGCGAAGACATTAAGGGGGCGAAAGCAAAACGAAAAGCAGCTTATGAGAAACAAAAAGTTGAGAGCAAAGTAATGGCTGGTAGAAGAAAAACGAAGAAAAGAATTTCAGACCAGAAGGAACGCAATGCAGAGACAAGACAAAAAGTAAGCTCTGCTAATCGAGAGATACAACAGGCAAGATTAAAAGTACGCAAAAAAGCAAGTTAATTAATTTATTAAAAAGGAATAGCAAAGATGAATCTGAGCGAAGAGCAACTAAAACACTACAAGTCCAACCCTGAAGCGTTGGCAGACTTATTAGAGAAATTGGACTTAGAGATTGACGGCAACGAAGCGGAGGCAGACACCGAAGACGATGAGCCGGAAACACCATCTAAGGACAACGACTATATTAAGCAACTTCGAGAAGAAAATAAGAAGTGGCGACTAAAAACGAGGGAACTCGAAGACAATTACAAGAAAATAACAAGCGAGTCCGAAGCGAAGAAACGCCAAGAACTCGAGCAGAAACAAGAATATGAAAAGCTCTACAATGACTTAAAAGGAAAATTGCAAGACTATGACGGATTGAAATCCAAGTTAGAGGAGTATGCAATAAGGGAGACCAGAGAGAAAGAAACTCTTTTGAAGAAGCTTCCAACGCAGATGCGAGATGTGTTTGCGGACGCCAAGTTAGAGCAAGTTAGAGCAGCGGTGGAGATGCAAAAAATAAGTATGCCGGCATCACCAGGGGCTGACGGAACAGGAACAATGAATGGTACTATGGATGTAAGCAAGATGAGTATTGACCAGCTTTCAAACTTAGCACAAACGAACTATCCGGCATACGAACAACTAATTTTAGGCAAAAAATAAGGAGAATAAACAATGGCTAAAGTATATCCTGCACTCTTTGCACCCTTCTTTCAAGAAGCGTTCGCAAAGACGAAGAATATGGTAAGTATGGGGCTTGTGGCTGAAGACATAAACGCACAAGTGAGCCAATCTGGTGAGTATTTCACCATCCCATTTCAACAAGAATTAAGTAATATTGGTGACTCGGTAAGAGTAACCACTTCCACTACAATTACACCACAGACCTTAGGCGACTCTGAACAAGTGGGCGTAGTTTGTCATATTGGACAAGGTATCAAAGAACAAGTCTTAAACGACATATTACGTGGTGCAGAGGGCTTACGTCAGGCAGCGGGTCAAATAGTACCTTATACTGTAAACGAATTTCAACGCTATATGGTTAGTGCAACTAAAGGTGCTTTTGCTTCCGATGGTCCACTATTTAGCACTCACGTTGTGGACAAAACTGGTATCGGAGACGGTACAATTTCAACAAGTTTCTTAATTGACGCTGGTCAAGAAGTGTTAGGCGAAGACGCTATGGACTTCGACACCATCACTATGCACAGCAAAATCTTTGCTGACTTACAAAAAGTGGGCTTAGTTACCTACGTAAATGCAGGCACTTTCGGACAAAACTTGTTAGTTAGTGGAGACATTCCAACGGTATTAGGTAAGAAAGTAATGGTAAATGACACCTTGTGTGCTAAAGACTCAGCCGACAAATACCCAGTGTTCTTGAGTGGTGGACGTCCTTGGTACTTAGGTTACCAAAGACAACAATTAAGAATTTACCAAGACTTCAACCCAGCAATTGGTGGTGGACAAAACGAAACTTACTGGTATGCTGACTTCGTTCCTCACATCTTTGGATTGAAATGGAACGTTTCAACACTTAACCCAACTACTACCAACTTAGAGACCGGAACAAATTGGACAAAAGTATGGACAGACGAAAACATTAAGTTAGCTCAATTATTAGTATTTGCGAAAGCATAAGGAGGCAACAATGCGTAAATTTAGTGGAATCTTTTTCGCTTTATTTGTAACGGCAGCTCTTTATGCCGGTAGTTTAACACTACCATTTAAGGGCAAAACAATAAGCAGAGCAGCGTTTAATGACACTTCGACTGCTGCAGTATTAGACTATAGCGACAAAGTAAACTATGCTTTCAACTTAATTAGTATTGACTCTGC